TCGGGCCATTAGCGGCCAACGCTGTGTCGGCGCATGAACTGTTCAGGGCGTATTGCGACGCTGGATTCACGGAGTCGCAAGCCCTGGAACTCATTAAAACCGCACTCGCCACGGCAATTGCCATTGCCGGAGGGCTTCAGCAATGAGCCAAGAGACGTTCCTGGGATATCCCATAGTATGCAGTGCATTCACTACTTGCACCGATCACCAGGTGTGCCGGATGTACCGACACCGGAACTACCGCAGGGCCTCCGAGTCCGTCCCGGCCAAGAACGGCAATCGATCGCGCGCGGAAGAACAGGCAAAGAGGCGCGCGGCTTCGGCAAGATACCGGGCCAAGCGCGCCGCGCAAGGACTCGACCCCCAGCCATACAACGCCGTCCGTTACCTGAAGAAGCCCGAATGAAGAACCTCACAATCCAGGCATGGCGCAACGTCGTGGCCCCGATACCTGGGCTACCACTGAAGCAACGCCGGAGATACCTCTTCATCGGCGGCCTATTTTTTTGGGTGTTCTACCTGTTCATCATGCTTTTTGTGTACTACTGTGTGTTCGCGTATGCCCTGGCCGTTCTCACTTTTCGTGTCGCTGTCGCAGTCCTGGTGACCCTGGCCTGGGGAATTGACGAAGGCATGAAGAAGATACGCCGCCGTGGTACACTGACACCAAGCGCGGTGGACCCAAGCGCGAGTGGCTCGAGTAGTTAGCTCGTCCCCAAAGGAGGCCCATAATGTTAATCGTCGTCCTCGTCATAGTCGGCGCCTCTTAGCCGGGGCGTGCGACGCGACGGTAGGCTGCTCGGCATGGTCCGGGCAGTTCGTCGTGTAAAGACCACATTCAAGCCGTATCACCCCCTCGGACGCTGTAAGGGGCGATACTATACGCCCGTCGCGATGCCCCCTTCCCTTTGTGAACTATTCCATAGGTTTTTGGGCATGAACTCCGTCCAAAAGAAGCGTCTTGCCGAGAGAATGGCCGCTGATCACGTCTGGGACCAGAAGCACGGCATCAAGGAAGGCTCGCCAGAGGACAAGAGGATTGACGCGAAGGTCCGCGCGAAGGCGCTGAAGGGCTGAAATGGCAAAACTGTCGAAATCCCAGCGTTCTGCGCTTCCGTCGAGTGATTTCGCAGGCCCGAATCGTTCGTTCCCCGTCAACGACCCGAATCACGCCAAGGCGGCCCTCCTCGACGTGAACAAAGCCAAGGGCTTGACATCGACCGAGAAGTCCGAAGTCAGGGAAGAAGCCCGCAAGGAACTCCACCGAGCCCACCCGCTGCCCCGTAAGAGCTAATGGCCGTCAGCCAAGCGCTTGACGTGCGCCCGCAGTTGACTGCGCTCACAGCCGATGAAATCGAGGATCTCAGCACCGACGACCGTCGCGCCGAGGTGTTCTTCCTCCATTCGACGGGATGGACGCAGGCGAAACTAGCCCGCCATTTCGGCGTCGTGCAGGCCACCATCTCGAAAGACCTCAAAATCGAGTACCAGCGGCGCCACACCCGCGCCGAGAACATCGAAGAGGAACTTGAGCGCATCGCCGGCGTCATCGAGAACGTCATGGTCAAGGCGTGGGACCGACACAACGAGGCGTTCGAGCACAACCCGAACGGCGTGGCAGCCTCGAACTACCTGAAACTCGTCATGGAGGCCGCAGAGCGCTACGCCCACATTCGAGGACTCGACATGCCGCGACTCGGTTCCAACTCGCCCAAGGGTCAGACCCGCGTGATCGTGCAGATTGGCGGCTCCGCCGAACAGCCAGCAATTCAGGTTGGGGTCGAGACGTGAGCCCCCGTCGCGCCGGCAGGGATGTAGCCAACGACACCACCGTTGACGAGTGGGTTTTCGAGTTGTCCCTTCACCCCGCGCAGCAAGAGGTCTGGGAGTCTGACGCCCGATTCAAGGTCGTCGCCGCTGGTCGCCGGTTCGGTAAGACCGTCCTCGGCGTTGCGAAAATCCTGGTAGCAGCCACGTCACACCCGCGCTCCGTGAGCCTGTGGGTGGCGCCGAGTCACTCACAGGCCCGCATGGCGCTCGACATGGTGGCGCATATCATCCCGCGCCAGTACCGCGAAGTCAACCGCACGATGTCGGAAATCTACCTGCCGAACGGGTCAAAGATCGTCTTTCGCTCCGGTGAGCGATGGGACAACCTTCGTGGAGATGGGCTCGTGTGCGCCATTCTTGATGAGGCTGCGTTCCTTGATGAGCGCGTGTGGACCGAGGCTGTGCGCCCAGCCCTATCGGACCACAAGGGCGAAGCCCTGCTCATCTCCACGTTCAACGGTGAGAACTGGTTCTACGCCTACTTCCGCAGGGCGCTCGAAGAGGACAACGACCAGTGGGCGTCGTGGCGATTCCTCACGATCGACAACCCCTTCATCGACCCCGCCGAGGTCGAAGAGGCCAAGCGCAACCTCCCGCGCGAAGTGTTCGAGCAGGAGTACGAAGCGTCGCCTATGGCGTTCTCGGGCGCCGTGTTCGACTCAGCCAAGATCGACGCCGCCTACGAGATGGGCAAGGAGTTCTCTATCCCCGAGATTGTCTACCGCGCCGTTCCCGGTCAAGCCATCGTCAAAGAGGACATCTACCCCGCTGAAGCCGGACTCGACTGGGGCTGGCTCAACACGGCGCTCGAGGTATGTGTGGAGTTGCCGGACGGGAAAATCGCCTGGATTCACGAGAAAATCTACGAACGCATCGAACTGAATGAGCGCTGTGAGTCAATCGCGACCCTGTGCCGTGACTTCAACATCAAGACCATCTACGCCGACGCTGCCGGCGCCTCCGAGAACGTCACCCTGGCGCGAATCCTCGAGCGATTCGGCGTCCACACCTACGTCCAGCCCGTTCCGTTCGCCACGTACAAGACTATGGGTATCCAGACCAGGAACTTCTACCTTGAGCAGGGGCGCGAGGTACTAACGCCGCGGTGCTCACAACTCCGCGTGGACAGCAAGAGCTACCATTACGACCCGAGCGGCGAGAAGCCAGCCAAGGGCGACGACCACACGGTTGACGCTTCGACGGCGTTTTACGCCAGCCGCGGCTACATCCTCGGTGGCATTTTTGAGAGTGAAGGGGTTGCCTGATGGGTATTCTTGATCGACTGCGCAAGGCCATAGAAGTCGAGGACACCTGGCCGCCAAGAGAGGTGCGTGACCACTGGGGCAACATCGAGAGTTACCGGCGTCGGTATCGCAACGACCGCCAGGAGATGATTCAGGCAAACCCCAACATCGCCACGAACAACTCAAAAGTGGAGATTTACGTTCCGGTGCCTTGGCCACGCGAGCTCTGTCGCTTCTCCGCCGCGCTGCTGTTCTCCACGACCCCGCGCATCACCTCGGCCACTGACACGGACCTCCTAGCGGACATCGAGCGCGTCAACGACATCGGCGCCTTCGCCGTTCGTGGGGGCGTCGCGGTCGCTCGCGAGGGGCGAGTCGGCATCCGAGTTATCATCGACCCTGACATCGACAAGAAAATCCCGCTTCTCGCCATCGTGCCCGAGGACAACATCCTTTGGGACATCCGTCACGGCGCGTTCTACGCTGGCGGGACCGTCATTATCACTCGAAAGCCCGACCCGAGCGACAAAATCGTGTTCCGCCTCTTCGAGGAGCACACGACCGGCGTCGTCCGGCGCAACCTCTACAAGGGTACGGACGGTGAACTCGGGAAACCCGTCGCATTGACGATGCTCGATGAGTTCAAGGACTTGCCGCCCGAGCAGTTGACCGGACTTGACAAGCCCACGCTCATACCTTGGGAGAACGTCCCTGGTCACGAGTCTGACCTGTTCGGCCTCGGCGGTGTGTTCGACACGCTGAACGAGGCTGAGAGCGGGCTTCTCAACCGCGCCCGCAAATCACAGCCACAGACCTTCGTGGACCGCTCGATTCTTGACGAAACGGGAAAACTCGACCTCGAGGGTTATCACATCGTCGGCGGCTCGCGAATGAGGATGCCACTCGGAACGTCCGGCATGGAGACCATCAAAACGGTTGATCCGAAGGTCGAACTGCTCCAGCACATCCAGTACAACAACCACCTGACGCAACTCTTGGTGACCTGCGCGGGCTACGCGCCTCTGACCTGGGGCATTGAGGGCCAAACCGCTTCAATTCAACGCGCAGTGTCTGGCTACGCCATGAAACTCTCACAGTTGCGCACCTTGCTCAACCGCAGTCAGAAAGAGCACATGGCGCTCGAAGGCATGGGCTGGGCGCTTGCGGTGGCTCTCTGCATGGCCGACAAGTCAGGCGAGGTCGCCGCGAGGCTCCCGTCCATCCAACTTGGTGACGGGCTTCCCGACGACGCGCTCGACGGCGCGCAAGAGGTCAATTTCCTGCGCATGGCGATGGCCGCATCCACCGAGACCCTCGTCCAGACGGTTCACCCGACATGGAGCCAAGCCGAAGTAGACCAGGAAGTCGCGAAAATCGAGGCCGAAGGCTTCGTCGGCAAGGGCACGGGCATGGCCGGCACGCCACTTCCAGCGAAACTTCAGGCGCTCCTAGACCAAACGACGAGTGACCCAACGGGAGACGGTATTGACACCGGCGCAACCCCCGTCTAGCGCTCACGCGCCGTCCAACGCCCAAGCCGCAGCGCAGGCACAGGCTCGGACCAGGCGCGATCGAGCCCTGGTCGCGGCCGTCATCGCTCTGCTCGCCGCGGGCGCGGTGGGCTACGGGCTATTCCTCGGCATCGCGTCCGCACTTCAGGCGTGGGGACTGTCTATCGAGGCGGCCAAATGGCTCGCCGACTTGGTTTCCACACAGACTTCGCCTCCCGATCTCGGGCTAGGCGAAGAGGGGCCGATGCAAAAGGCCGAGGATCGTCAGGCGTTCGCGTGGCGCGCCATCTACGCACTGGCCGCTGCCGAGAGGCTGGCCGAAGCAGACGACCTCACGCACGCTGAAGAAGTCGAGCGGGGCTATTTCGACCGCCATCTCAGCGCAGAGGCACGCCGAGACCGTGCCTCTGCGTTGGTCGATGTCACCTCGCGCCTCCTGGGCGACCGCACCGAAGAACAGACTGAGAAGGTTCCGTTGCTGAGTTGGCACGCGGTCGTAGATGCGAGGACTACACCAGAGTGCGCGTGGGCGAACGGGAAGAACTTCCGGGCGGATCGTATACCAATCATAGGAATTCCGGGCAGTGTCCATCCAAGATGCAGGTGTACCAGTGGGCCTGCGCTGCCAGGTGCCCCGCTCATCCCCTCCGTGTGATACGATGCGTCCATCGGTGTAGTTCAGCGGCAGAACGTCGGTCTCCAAAACCGGATGTCGTGGGTTCGAGTCCCACCACCTTTGCGGGGCCGTCGCACTGGATGTCGCGCCGTGGTTCTCCTCGGCGTACTCGGTTCGATTCCGGGCGGCTCCACAAACTTCGTGATGCCCCCTTCCCTTATTGATGCGCTTCATAGCATCCGTGGTGACCGTACCAGGCGGGTTTAACCAGGGGAGTTGTAAATGCCAACAGACGAAGAGTTGCAAGCCGCCGTTGACAAGGCAGTCGAGAAGGCCAACAAGGACGCTGAAAAGGCGGTCGAGAAGGCAGTCAAGGAAGCCAAAGACGGCAAGTTCACGCAGGAAGATTTGGACCGAGTTGCTGGGGAAACCCGCAAGGCTGGTCGCGAAGCTGCCGAAAAGGAACTGCTCAAGGAACTCGGAGTCGAGGATCGTGAAGCATTGAAGGCGTCGTTAAAAGCCGCCAAAGATGCCGAAGATGCTCAAAAGACGGAATCACAGAAGTTGCAGGAAGAGAACGCGAAGTTGCTGGCAGACGCCGAAGCCGCCAAGGCCGAAGCACGAAACTCCCGCATCGACTCGGCTCTCTCGTTGAAGATTCGCGATGCTGGAATCAACCCAGAGCGTGCGTCGTCTGCGATGCGACTTGTGGACCTGTCCGCGTTGGAAGTGAACGGGACCGAGGTGAAGGGCCTGGACGAAGCAGTGGCGAAGTTGAAGGCCGAGAGCCCCGAGTGGTTCGTAGCCGGATTCAAGCCACCGGATGCGTCTGGCACGAGCGGAGGGCCTGTGGATTACCGAACAGCCAGTGTGGCGGAACGAGACAAAGAACTCGCCCGACACAATGTATCCCTCTGACAGAAAGAAAATAGATCATGGGTTTTCGCGAAGTTCTCCCCGCCTCGCTCCAAGCCATCCTGCAAAACGGACTTCTCGACCGGACGTTTGAGGACGCGCTAGTCCCTGCGTTCCTGTACGACGAACTCGCGGAAGTGAAGCCGTGGGCCGGCGCTGTCGGTTCTACCGGAATCTTCACCAAGGGCGGCCTGATGACCCCCGTCACGACCCCCATCACGGGCAATGACGCCACTGCGGCCAGCTATGGCTTCGAGCAGTATTCGGTCAAGATGGACCAGTACGGTTCATCCATTGACACGAACATGCTCGTGAGCGCGATGGCGCTGGCAAGCAAGTTCCTTGAGGACAACAAGACGCTCGCCATCCAGGCGGCTCAGTCCATCAACCTCCTCGCCCAGTCAGCCCTGTACGGCGCCGCTGCTGGTGGAGAGACGTGGGTGGCCACGACATCCTCGTCCTCAACCACGCTCGTCGTGAACAACGCCAACGGATTCCAGAGCGCTGTCGTGAACGACGCGACCACGGGTTCTAACCCCGGCGAGGGCTTGACGGGTGTTGCGACTCCCACGGTGGTCCCCGTCTCGGCCAGCAACACGCTGGCTGTGACCATCAACGGCGTCGCCAATACGGTCGTCGGTTGCAACCTGGCGACGAACACGCTGACCCTCGGCACGGCGATTTCTGCCACTGTCGGTTGGGCTGTTCTCGCGTCCACGGCGTCTGCTCAGATTCGTCCGAACGCGCGTGCCACGGGCTACAACATCGTGGCTGGCGACCTCGCCACGCTTGCGACGTTCCAGGCTGCGGTGACGCGCCTGCGTACCCAGAACGTGCCCCGTATCAAGGGCGCGTACACGGCTCACGTCCACCCCCAGACAGTCGAAGAGTTGTTCCAAGACAACAACTTCTTGCTCGCCTACCGTGGCCGCGCCGACAGCGCTGCCTACCAGAACTTCGAGCCTGGTGACTCGATGGGTGACAACGGCGAGTTCGTCGGTCGCTTCTCGGGCATTGACTGGGTGATGGACACGGTGACGCCGACGTACGTCAACCCCTCCAGCGTCACGGTCTACCAGCCGATCGTCTGCGGTGCGGGTGCCCTCATCAAGGCTCCGTTCTCCGAGATGGCAAGTCTCATCTCGGCACTCGAAGCCGGTTCGACGGTTCAGATCGACCAGATTGCCGGCGTCGTGCGAATCCTCCGTGCCCCCCTCGACCGCTTGGGTCAAGTGCTCTCGAGCACCTGGTCGTGGGTCGGTGGCTACACGGTCGGCACGGACGTTCTCACGGGTGACTCTGCCATCTACAAGCGCAGTGTTCAGATTGAGCACGCGTAACGAAGTACACTGTTCTTTGAACGATGGCATGGTGTCTAGCGAGATGCT